TTGCCTTGGCCTGTTTCAGTAAACTCATTGTACAGGGCGAGGGGCAAAAAGATATACGTCTCAGCTAGGGGGAAAGCATTTAAGAAAGCCTGTGGCGTTATTTTTGCAGGGACTAAGATGGTATATGAGACAGAAAGAGTTTGGTTGGATATAGAGGTATACCCGCCAGATAATCGGAGGAGAGACATTTCTAATCTAATTAAAATAGTTGAAGATGCTCTACCGTGGTTCAGGGATGACTCACAGGTAGATAAAATTAAAATCATACGATGTGAGAATGACCATCGAAAAAAGGGGTACATTAAAATCAAATGTGGGGCAATCAATGGAACAGATAAAACATCAATACAATGACGGCAATGGGAGGCTGTTATATACAGTAGTAAAATTTCCAAACAAGGAATTTAGAAGGCTAAGGACGGATTCGCAAGGTAAGGATCACTGGAACTGGGACGGTATTAAACAGGTGCCATACCGCTGGCCTGATATTAAGAATCACCGTGCAATTATTTTTGTTGAAGGCGAGAAGGATGTTGACAATCTACACGATATTGATTTGGTTGCTACAACAATTGCTGGAGGAAGTAATGCATGGAATCCATTACTCAAGAAACAACCTGACTTCCCTGAAAAATACTTCAGCGGATTTGATCAGGTCTTTATCATACCAGACAACGATGAGGCTGGTAGGAAGTTTGCACAAGAGACAGGCGAACATATCAGGGAATTTGTTTCTAAAGTATGGATAGTAAACCTACCTAACCTAGAAAAGGGTGGAGATGTATCTGACTACCTAGCACAATGGGATGGAGTAGAAAAGAGCGAATTAAAGTCTGGCCTACTCCAATCAATAGGGGAATTAAAATCCCCTTTTGAAGCAGAGATATCTGCACTTGACCTTAGTAAATCATGGGACTTTGATAATCTAAACGTGGACGAGTTTCTCACAGAGAGTGAGAGATCAGAATCGGTTACTGATATCATTGGAATCCATGATAAGATTATCTCCCAACTCAAGGGGGTCTCGTGGTCTGGCAAGACCGCCAATGCGATTTGCCCTACGCATGATGATCGCAAGGCCTCCCTGAGTGTTACCCTTGAAGCAGACAAGATTCTAATGCGGTGTCATTCGGGCTGTGACATCAATGGTATTTGTAATAGTCTTGGGGTAAAGGTTAGTGAACTCTTTGTCAAGCGTTCAGTCGAACTAAGACATCACCAAAAGACACACGTAGTTATTCCAAAGGCTGAGGACATGAGTAACCTCTGCTCATCACTTCTCCAGAAGAGTGAGCCGGGTGAGTTTGATGATTCACACATACCTCCTATACTACGTGACCATGTCCGTGAGGCTTGTGAACTTACAGAGGCAAGTTCTGCCATTATTTACGGCACCTCTTTATCATGCCTAGGGGCACACGCCGGGACAAGACTTACCATCCAACCGCCTAATTACTTTATACCCCTATACGGTAACCTCTGGTGTTTATCTATTTCGGAGAGTGGTTCATTCAAAACCACTGCACTGAATGCTGGCTCCGCCAGACTTAAAGACAGGGAGGAAAAATTAATCTATGAAGTCAGGGATATTGAGGCACGTGTAGATTCACTCCGTAGTAGTGGGATGAACGATGGTGAGGATGAACTCATGGAGTCGCTTAACGAACTTGAGAGATACAGGTCTATGCGGAGGGTACTCCCAAATAAAGCAAGTTGGGAAGCCTGCATTGATAGGATGGATGAAACAGGCGGTGGAGTATGGTTACTCTCTGAGTTTGGTGCATGGCTGGCTACATTAGAGACTGCACACAATAGAGGATTCAGGCAACATCTCACAGAATTATATGATGTCCCTTCTTACTTTGAGGATGTAACACGTACACGTGGTAGCAAGATATTACGTAATCCATTTGTCTCGATATCTGGTGTATCGACAATGGAATTCTTACAAGGACTCCTAGGTAAGGATGATGCAGGGTCAGGTTTCCTAGCACGATTCCTACTATTTAAACCGCCAGTAAGTGACAAGATTCCAACTGCCTTACCGCAGAAAAACACTAAGATTCAAGAACTGCATTCGTACAGATTATTGTCAGAAATCTATAATCAACTCGACAATATTTCCGTTCCGTTAGAATATAGTTTATCCGCTGATGCTCAGAAACTATTTGAGGACTATCATAATGATATGTTCTCAAGGTTTCAGGAAAGCAATGAGGGTACTAAATCAATACTAGACCCCTTCCTTAAAAGGTGGTCACCTAATGTATTGAAATCAGCGATACTCTTCCAGTATCTATTAGACAGCGAAACTCAAACCATATCCGATTCAGCGGTTATGGGCGGGATTTCTCTCTCCCTATATGCTGAACAATGCACAAGGTATCTATTTGATAGAGAGCTTGGAGAGAGTGTACATCAGAGTAAACAAAGGAAGTTAATTGAATACATAGCTGAGAGAGGTGGAACTGTTGTTAGGAGAAAACTTCTTGCATCTAAGTTATTAGACGGCGGTCATAATGAGTATGATTATGTCCTCAGTTCATTGGAGCAAGCAGGCAGGCTTCATGTTGAGAAAATAGAAAACAAGACACTTACGAATTCTAAAATAATTTTAATGGAGAATGATAAATGAGCAACTATGATATGGATGCCATACAAAGAAAGCAAGACCAAGACGAGGAAATACTTAATCCAAAGCATTATCATCATAGCGGATTGGGGATTGAACCATTGGATTATATCACTGCAAACAAAATGGACTTCCTGCAGGGTAATATAATCAAGTATGTAACTAGGTTCCCATTTAAGGGTGGAGCAACTGATTTAATTAAAGCAAGGAAATATCTAGATTTACTTATAGAAAGGGAAAGGGCATGATTTTACCAACAGAGTATCAACAGTTTATCCATCTATCTCGTTATTCAAGATGGGATTATGATAAGGGAAGAAGGGAGACATGGGAAGAAACAGTAGGTAGGTATTTTAATTTCTTTAAAGAACACTTGCAAGAAAACTATAATTATGAATTCAAGGATGAGGATATCTCTGAGTTAAAAGAGGCTATGCTTCAGTTGAAAATTATGCCATCCATGCGCTGTCTTATGACTGCGGGGCCAGCCCTGAAGAAGGAGAACGTGGCAGGATATAACTGTAGCTATATACACGTGGACAGCATCCGCTCCTTTGATGAGATACTCTACGTGTTGATGAATGGTACAGGAATAGGGTTTTCTGTAGAAAGAAGATACACTGACAAACTCCCTGTACTACCAGAAGAATTACATGAGACGGATACCACTATTATGGTTGCCGACTCAAAATTAGGATGGGCACGTTCCTTTAAGGAATTAGTGGCCCTGCTTTACTCAGGTCATATACCTAAGTGGGACTTATCTCATATCCGTGAAGCTGGTGCTATTCTTAAGACATTTGGGGGCAGAGCTAGTGGCCCTGAGCCGTTGGATAGCCTGTTCCATTTCACAGTCAAGATTGCACAGGAAGCAAGGGGAAGAAAGCTCAAGCCAATAGAATGCCATGATATTGTATGTAAGGTAGCAGAGGTAGTAGTGGTTGGTGGAGTTAGACGCTCCGCCCTACTTAGTCTTAGTGATATAGACGATGATGAAATGCGCTATGCTAAATCTGGTGAGTGGTGGAAAGAGAATGGACAACGTGCTTTAGCTAATAATTCTGCCAATTATCATCAGGAGCCACACACAGGTACATTCCTCCGTGAGTGGACAGCCCTATATGACAGCAAATCTGGTGAAAGAGGTATATTTTCCTCAAAAGCATCTGCTCTGCAGGCAAAAAGATGCTCAGATCGTGCTGTGAATGAAGAAACACACACCTTTGGTACTAACCCTTGCTCTGAAATTATACTAAGGTCAAGAGAATTTTGTAATTTATCTGAGGTAGTTGTTCGTTCTAGCGATAATATAACCGATATTGCCAAGAAAGTTAAACTAGCTACCATGTTAGGTACAATTCAATCTACACTTACTAATTTTAAATACCTACCTAGGGAGTGGAAGAAGAATTGTGAGGAAGAAAGACTGTTAGGTGTTAGCTTAACTGGCATTATGGATAACCCCATCACCGCCAAACCTAACCATAAAGAATTACAACATCTTAGGCAAATAGCTATTGATACTAATCAAGCGTTTGCTGGAGAAATTGGGATTAATCCTAGTGCATCCATCACGTGTGTAAAACCATCCGGCACTGTATCACAGTTAGTGGATAGTGCCAGCGGAATCCATCCTCGTCACTCGCCTTATTATATAAGAAGAGTACGTATGGACAGGAAAGACCCAATGACTACATTTATGCAGGACTTAAATTGGTCATGGGAACCTGACGTAACTAAACCTAATGATACGGTAGTCTTCTCATTCCCTATGCAGTCTCCAGTAGGTTGTGTTACACGGCACAAGCAATCTGCAATTGAACAGCTAGAGGTTTGGAAACTATATCAAGAACACTGGTGCCAGCATAAACCATCTGTCACTATCTCTGTTAAGGAAAATGAGTGGCTGGATGTAGGCGCATGGGTATTTAATAATTTTGAAATAATGTCAGGTGTATCATTCCTGCCACACTCAGATCATAACTACAAACAGGCTCCATATGAGGACTGTAACAAACGAACCTTTAACCAATTAAGTTCTAAAATGCACGAGGCTGACTGGTCTAATCTAAACCAATATGAGGCTGAGGATTATACTACATCCAGTCAAGAGTTAGCGTGTGTTGCAGGACAATGCGAAATATAATATGAAAAGATTACCAATAAAAAATTCAAAGTATAAAAAAGAAATAGTGTCCTTCATTAAAGGGGGAGGTAAGATACAAAAAATACCCGATGAAGTTCAATGGGATATGTTTCCATATAACGACAACTATTCAATAGAAAGGCAGAAGAATGAAAAAGGAATCCTTGACTACGAGGAAAATCATAAGTCTCTCAGAGGAGAAGTTTTCAAGAATGGGGGAAAATGAATTACTGACCCACGTGATAGATCAGCTAGTAATTCAGAGTAATCAATTAGTCTTACTTAATGCCGATTTTTCTAGGCGGATTTCTGCTTTAGAAGACGCTGTCTCATCTTCTTCAGAGCCTCCTCTCTTTGACGTAAAAGAGTAACAGGTGGGGCACTTATTTGAACTTTTTTCATAAGTTCTTTTCTTGCTTTTAAAATCTTTTCTTTGTAAGCCTCTAGTTTTTCCTGAATATCCTCTTGGGATTCCTGCATTATAATACTATTTTTCAAATCCCTCTTAGCCAGCCTCTCAAGTTTCTTCAACCTAGAATACTCATACCTTAACTGTTTATTCCTTCCTTCTGGCACTGCAATAGGTGTCACGTTCTGTCCAAACATTCTCAACCACGCCTGACTCTTAGTGAACCTTGCCTCACCATCTTTAGTCAGTTGCCCTGTATAGGCTTCAGTTAATCTTTTAATTGCACCATACCCCTGATTTGGCCCTTGACCAATTCCGTGGAACATTGGAGGCATTGTCAGGTTGAATGCATACCACATAACATCCGCTCCCTGTTCAGCAAATGTCCCAGTTGAATCAACTATAGGTTGCCTTGTAAAAGGATCAATCCCTGTCAGGATTGCAGAGGCTACATTAAGTGTTGGGCCTCCCATTAACCCTGCAGTTTTCATTGCATCAAAATATTTTCCTTCAGCAACTTCTCCGCCCATCTCAGAGAACATCCCCCAAGGGAATAGGTAACTTATGTCTTGGAATACTACCCTGCCATTTTCATCTAGGAAGGGCCACGGCACTACACCTGAAGGGAACACACTTGTATAAGCCTTCTCTCTCAGGTACTCACTCATACTCACCTTGAGTCCCTCGTATTGTTCCTCATCTAAATCTTGTGTTTCCTTGAAAAATTCCTTAGCGGCAAAACCTAACGCATAATATGGAAGGAACTTCCACGGCTTAGTGATGGCAGTCTCAAGCATTAGCGGTGCAACAAAACTTGTAAAAGAAATAAATGGTGCGCCGAATGGTGCTCGTCTCAACCATTTAACGGAAGGCAGTGGGTTGCTGTAATCAAATAACCACTTCTCCGCATTGAGAGCAATGTCATCCAGCTTTGCCATTTCTTTAGGGCTGTAATCCTTAAGGTCTTTTACCTTTAGTCCAGCTTCATTCATTGCATTCTTAACCATCATCATCTTACCAAGAGAATCAATGCCGCCATAAGTATCGGAAGTCCAATCCTGAACCTTGTTAAATGCCCCCTTCATCATTCCAAGTACAGCCATTGGCCCTGCCTTCTCTCTCTTCATCCTAACTTGCAGGTCTTTAAACTCTCTCTCAATTCTTCCAAGTTCCACATTACTAAAGTTTCCAGAAGTCAATCCTAAATCTTTAGTCAACTGATGGAGTGCTCCTTTATCGCTACCAGTTTTTCTCATATCTCTTAAAGAGGATACGATTAAACCGGGCATCTTATAGAAGGCAACACCGCCCATGTTCATAAGGATCATATTTGATACAAAGTTTCTCACCCATGATGGTGGGTTAGCAGAAACCTTAGCCCACTTCCAGAGCCTATTATAATCCCCAACCTTCCCTCCGTCACCGAATATAGCCTCTGCCTTTGAAATATCCCCTGTGGTCATACTCATTCCGCCGAATATATCATCAGCAATTTCTTTCCTTACCGCCATACCTCCAAGCATTCCATACTTAGCCGTCTTAGGAACAAGCGAGTATTGGCTTGAATCCACACTCATATTGTCATTCACCTCCTTAGCCATATTCTGCATCTTGGCGGTGACTTTCTTAATTATCTTGGACTCAGTATCTGTTAAATGTGGCATATGCTTTGTGCGATTGTATATCCTATCTGCCTCATTAGCTAACCAGTGTGCAGAAACATTCACGCCAAAAGTGTCCTTAAGCTCTAATTCTTTTTGTATATTGATATCTAATGCGGCATTCTTCATTTCCCCTAACAGGTCAAACTTAACCAGCGTTGAAGGAAGAACCCAGTTAGGATTAGCCGCAATTTGCTGGAGCCAATTAATAATAGCCATATCCTTTATTGGCACGGTAGTAGCTCTTGTGGCTAGGTATGCAGGGTCTTTCACTTCACCAAGTATTAACTTCCTTATCCCCTCTGGAATATCCCTTCTTTTCTTTAAGTATTTAGCATCTATTCTTATTCCTCCGCCCCTAACCTTTATAATTGCCTCATCAGGTATAAGGTACTTCAGGTATTGCTTAGGTAGATATTCACCCTCATATTGTAGTCTTGCACCCTCATCCATCAGGCCCATGCCAACTAAGTCAACTCCTATTTGTTGAATCTTAGCCTTTGCATCAACTGCGGCCTTCCTCTCTGCTACATTCTTAATTTTTGCTGGATCAAAACCCTTCTCAGTAAAGTAGCGGTAAATGGTTTCAGGCTGTTTGGTTTTCTTTAACGCCTCATATAAAGCTCTACCAGTTTCTTCCGCCTTGACTATAGTACCGCTGGCAATTCTTCTCAACGCCTTATATGCTTCTGAGTCTGGAAGTGTCCCTTGTGACCTTAGTCTTCTTGTCAGTTTCTCAGCCAACTTGTATCTAAGAGGAACCTTCTTTCCTGTGTCCCTTGTGCTGATAGCATGATGAGCCGCCCTAGAAGCTAGTATTCTTGATGCCTTGATATTCCCATCAGGATTTAGTATGGCATCAGGGGAAATATCCGCCTTAGTTATCTTTGACTTAAGGTACATATCCTTACCCTCTTTAGACAGGGTAACCTTATCTTTCTTAGCCGGGGGTGGGGAAACATCAGCTTTTATATTTGTCTTCCACTCTGATATTAAATCATCTGGTGAATAATTTTTAACACGTTTAGAAAATTTAAAATCATTAGGATCATTAGGCTTTTGATTATATGCAGACCTGAAAGGGAATAAAGGCATTACGTTTTCATCTGTATTGTAATTGATAAATCCCTTTGTTTTCTCAGATTCAACCTGAGTATATTGAGGATCAAGAAGCATCACCCCTATAAATGGTCTAGGAGCCATATCCCCAACTTCCTGTACATATAAAAGTGCATCATGTCCCATACCATGTACAATTACCGTATTCATAGCGGCATTCAAGAATTCCTGCTGGACGTTACCAGACCCTTCATGATAAGGCATCTCCTGTTCTAATTGCATTGTTACATACTCAAGGAACTCCTTGTTCTGAGATTTCCCTAGCCTTAAATCTAAACGATTAAAAGTATATGAACTCATCGCTTTTCTTTCTTCTTTTCCGAAAAACGTCTCAGGATCAAGTAATTTTATTAATCTTTCCCTCATCTTGATATTTTCTTTCTTATTTATTTCATCAAGAAGCTCAAATTCAGCGTAGTTTTCACCCCCTCTACTACCCACAAGCCATTTCCCTGATTTACCCTGACCACTTTTTTTAATTTTTTCCCTTAAATGACTTACCCCTTTCTTCCAATTCTTTACATTAGCGGTAACTTCTAATTTTAAAGGGTTCTTAACATTAACAAATCCCTTAATTACATTTGGGCCTTTATCCTTCCCAAGAGTACTGTAATCCATGCTAATATCTTTATCAGCATACATATTGGCATACTCTGGCTCACTTGATAGGTGTAGGCCAGTATAATTAAACTGTCCGGGTTCTAGCTTGTTGAATTGGAATGATGCAGAATATATGTTATCACCATAAGTACCCTCATACCCTTTTTCCTCTAATTCCGCTTGAGTATCTGAATATCTTTTTTCTAATACTAATGGAGTACCATGATACAGTGGATATTTAATCTTACTACCCTCCATAAACTCATTCCACTCAGGGGTGTCAGGTCTACCAACTGGTTCAAACCCTTCCTGTTGTCCTGAAATATACTGTAACCATTTATCACGAGGTGGGCTGGCCTTAGCCATACGCTTTGATGCCTTTACTCTAATGGATGGAGTATAAATAGATGAGCCGCCTTCTTGTCTTATAAATTTTACTTTGGTGGGGTGGTAAAAAACTCCTGCGTTGTGATCTTTTCGGAAGTATCCAGCGTATCCTAGCTCCTTAATGATACCTTCCGCTCTAGGTATATAACGATCCCCAAGGTACCCTACTTCTTCTATAGCCATAGGCCAAACACCATCAGGGTCTTTTTGTAAGTCATACATAGTATTAGGATCAACAGCAATTTCATACATATTAATTCCAACACCACTCTCTCTACGATAACCCGGTAGACCAAAAAATGTACGGTCTACCCAAAGGTCAGGGAATCCTTTTTGGAATTTTTGTTCAGCACCTTTCATACCAGTGCCGTAATAGGAGGGGTCTGTCTCTTCTAAGTCAGGGCTGTTTGACCAATGGACAAAGTGGGACTGTCCATCTGACTCTACTTCAAGTTGTCCTTTATAAACTTTTCGTGCTGTTCCTGAAGTAGTCGGAGTCCTCGTTCTTTTAGAGTATTTAATTCCGAATCCGTCAAACTGCTTTTTGATTTCGTTTTCGATTGTTGTGGCATCACGATCTTGAATCCTTCTCGATACCGTGGGTCTGAAGTTTTGATCGATCCTCCGTCTGTATAACTCGCCATTTGGGTGTTCTCCTTTCCAATCATTACTGGTATCAAACATTTGCGCTTGAAAACTTTCAACCATTATATCTAAATCTAAGTCGTTTGCAAGTTGAACCATGTGAGGTTTTAACTCTAATTTTTTCTGCTTTTGTAGTAACTTATTGTTTGCTATTTTTTGAGCTACCTTCTTACCTTTTGCTTTTGTATTAGCAAGAATTATTCTCAGGGCAGGCACTCCTTTTACTGTTGTTTGAGATGCCCCTTGAATAACACCGCCCTTGTCCCAAGGGGATGCTTTTAATAAACCTCTATAAACCTTATCCAATAATTCAGGGTCTGAAAACTTTCCATTCTTATCATAAACATCTATACCAACTTCCACAGCATTATGCTTTGGCCCAAACGCCACAACAGAATCTTGCTGTGCCAACAATCCTATGGTATCCATAAGATTAGCTATCCCTTGATCTGTAGCACTAATATTGATAATCATGTTGGGATTCATAGGAGTGTTCTCCCAAAATCCCCATCCCTTAATACGATCTTTCTCTGTAATCCCTGTTCTCTCAATTGCTATATCAGCCACCTTGTCAGAAATATCATAAAGAAATTGAATTTGCTGTTCTTTAGTTAGCTGATTAAAACTCTTCTCATATTTATTTCTAAATGGTGAATCTGTACCCCAAAATGTTTCAAAGGCAACAGACCTGCCAGTTTCAGCTAGTACAGATTGTGAAGTACCGCCGGGTATTTCTAATAGCTCAGTCACTGCCATCCACCCTACTGCCTGAGTCTGGTCAGGAGTCCAATTAGACCTACCCATCCATTTCTCATTATTAAGATCGTTGGTGATATCCCTTAACCAGCTTGCGGTCTCTTCATACTCAATTGGTGTAACATTAGGATTAGGTTTATCTGACTTTAGGCTCTTAGCCTTTTTATCTTCTGGTAGATTGTCCTTGATAAAATTAACAACTGTATTGTCAATCCAACCTCTATCTCTCCATGTGTGTCTATCGACAACCGCTGGTGCACCCATCTCAGGATCAAACCCTGCCCAGTTCCTTGTCTCCATACCAAGCATAGCATCTACAAAGTCATACAGTTTTACACCTGACCCTTTAGTTGCTTCCTCATCTTTTAGAATCTTTGTGATCACATCATCATTCAGGCCACCCTTTTTCCTTAGCTCAGGATTTATTGTGTTTGCTAGATTCTCCTTTGCTCTCAGCACATTCTTCATAGCACCTAAAGGACTCTCAGCTTTATTAGCTAATGCCCAAGCTAACATCATATTAGGTGCTCTATCCTTTCCAAACTCTTTTACAAAAGCATTCTTAACTCTAGGATACCATTGTATAGCATCCTTGATCTGAGCATTTGAGAGAACCGATTCTACTTGCTCCTTCCAGTTTTCTGTGGTCTTACCTCCACCCACATATATTATTGGAGATTTACCATTCGCTCTCTTTGGTAGGGTGAATTTCTGAAGTTTGGCGGTAGGTCTTTTCTGCCTTTCTTCAGGTCTGTTCTTAGCAGTTTTTGTGTAGGCTATACTCTTCTCTGTAGGTTTAAGTAAACTATAAACCTTCTTCTGCATTGGAGAGAGTTTCTTGGAGAACTTAAAGGTTACACCCTCTTTAGTTGTATATGAAGGAGTATCTTTAGTAACAGGATTCTTAGCCAGTATGAATCCGCCAACTTGAATTATCTCTTCGGCAGATTCCAGAGGGGTTCCTTTTGTTTCGCCATTCTTATCTTCACGTATGTAGAATGAGGATTGCCTCTCAGGGTTGTAACCTATCTGAACCCAAGCAGGATCATTGATATAATCACCTGCCATCTTTTCTATTTCAGCAATAGAGTTTTCCTGCCAAGTTCCTTTCATTGTGGCAAGTGGCTTCTTTTCTGAACCTTGAGCTATTCTTAATGCCCCCATTAAAGGTGCTTTAAAAGTAACATCCTTTAATCTAACAGCGGCCCCATATATTGTGTCCTTACCATGAGTGATTGTTGCTACCCAAGAGTCATACCTTGTATAAGCCGGAATATCCAGTCTTACATTAACAACATCCTTCTTAGTTAAACTGTCCTCACCTAGTATTAGTCCTTCCCTGTATTGTTCTGAATCAATAGAGCTAAGTATTTCCTTATCAGTAGCCGCTGTTGGTACAGACTCAAATTTCTTTATTGGTAAAATCTCATCAGCCTTCTTTTGATATTCTTCATAACTTACCGTTCCTTTTTCTAACTTTGTAGCCATAGCCATAAGTATAGGGCTTTTTGGTGTTCTCCCTTTACCTCTCTTCTTACCAATTGTTGTCTTCCATATTTCTGCCTGCCGGGGAGTTACGATACGTTTGGATGCATTTACAGGTATCTTATAAGGTGCTATTTTACGATTTTGGAATGGTTTAGGAGCGGTCTTAGGTTCAGTTGGCCTAGGTGCGAACTCCTTCTTTATGAATTCCTTCCCACCTCTTTCTATTACAATACCTTGCTCTTTGAGGTATCTCTTATATGCCTGTACCTTGTCCTCATCCGCCGCTACCTCAATCCCCTTCATTGTCCAGTTTGCGGGATCGAAAAGGTCACCTGTAATAATATTCTTCTTACCGCCTAAGTATTGTCTCTGGATTTCTGCAAGTACCGCCCTTGCTTCAGTGGTAGATACTCTTTTCTTTGATGGAGTAAGTACTCCCTTAAGGGCACTTACTAAGGCATCTGCAGTTCTAGAAATTATATCAGGATCGAGAATCCCCATCTCTACGAATTTATTTGCTAGGAATTCCTCTGCAAGGTCTCGCTGTTGTGACTCAGAAAGATCATTAAAATCAGCACCTTCAAGGTAAGCGGCATCACCCTCATCTGTTATGGCTTCATTCTCCGCCCACTGCTGTATAAAATCTTTATTAGTTTCAAAGAAGTTATCCAAGAATGGTTCATAGTCGCTTTGTAGAAACTCTTTTAATCCTAGGTGAGCTATCGGCTCGTGGAATGCTACTATTTTTGCAAGGTTTGTAAAAGCCTCTTCTTTGTTGGCACCCCTTATATTATCTTCATTAACATAGATATGGTCTTTATAAACCCAAGCATTATTTTCTAATAAGAGTTGTTCAGCTTGTGCTAACGCATCCCCTTCATAACCTGTTTCCTCAAGTATTGTGGCTAATTCCTCTGCACTATTATTATTTAATACAGTATATATCCCTTTATACTTATCACTCCTACTTGCCAGATCATCTATATAATTTTGTACGAGTCCTTTTTGAAGTTGATAATCACCTTCACTCTGTATAGCAGAACGATGGAATGTATTATCTACAATGTCTTCAGCTTTTTTCCGTCTTGCATTAGCATCTATATTTTTATTACGCTCAAGTTGTTTCTCTGTGAGTAGTGGCTCCCCTTTATCATTCTTCTGTTCTTTTTCCAGTTGTTTTAGTTCTAACCTCTTCTGCTTGATATCATCATACTCCATAAACTGCTCCCTCTTCCATAAAGAGGTAAACCTCCCCTTTTCCCCCTTCACGCCAAACAGCTTCTTCTCTCTATTTTCTAGAGCTTTCTTCTTCCTCGCTATAACCTCATTCCTTTTTAAACTAGCTTTTAATCTGCTCTGTTTTTCCTTCTCCGCCTTCTTAGCGTCCTTTGCTTCTAATTCTTTATATACTCTATCTACACGCCTATCACGTGTAGCTTTCTTTTTTGCTTCAGCTTTCCGAAATTCTTGGTCAATAGGTGGTAAATCAGGAGTTTGTTCCTTAATAGCTATTTCTTCTAGCTTGTTTGTGTGTTTAACATTTTCAAGAAGTTCTTTCTGATTTGCTTTTAATTGGTCTCCTCGTTCATTAAAAAAAGACTTCTGTTCCTGATTGAATGCGGCTGATCTATCTCTTAACTTCTGTCTTTCCTCTTCTGCACTAAGTTTATCATCATAATCTATTTGCTTTTGCTCTTGCTTCCTCGCATTTTCCAGATTTAATTCCTGAATCCTAGCAACTTCTTCACGTAATTTTTTACTTGCTGTACCCGGAGCATTTACTTGAGGAGCAGTTTGACCTATTATTGATTCAATTCCAGTAGCGGCTCCGCCCATTACAAACTCTTGTTGTAGTGCGGCAATCATGGTTTGCCTGAATGATGGCCCTGCCTGTATAATTGCTTCACGTAATTCTTCTGCCTTTTCCGCAGGAACGCCATTCTCTATAAGCGCAGTTACTGCATCTTCTGAATAAAGAGTCCTGTCCCATACTTCTGATGCAGTACCTAATCCAGTATCAAGTGCAAGCCTAACCAGTGCATGACCATATGGGATATAGGAGGCCATCTCTACTAGGCCAGCAGTATATAATCTATGTCCAAAGGATGTTTGAGATAGGTCAGTTGCTACCCTGTCTACCTTCTGTTGGTCTGAATTGGAAAGGTCTCTAAATGCTTTATTGGGGTCTACGCCTAATTGCTGGCGTATTATGGGGTCACTCTTACCTCTGTCGTATGCCTCACTGGAAACGATAGCACTGGAAGCCAGATTACCAGCACCCATACCTACACCTGCGGCTATCAACTTTGAACCTAAAGTCCCTGTTGCGGCAATGCCTGCGGCTGATGCAAGGTAAGGAGTGGCTAAGGCTAGCGGAACTGCCGCTAACCAAGGTGTCAGACTGGTTGGTGCAGATTCTGCCATCTGCCCTGCAGTCATCATATCCTTATCAAAATACTTATAAAATGAGTCAGGGTTTTCAGCTACCTCTTGTTCAACACTCTTTGCAGGGGCTACTTGTGCGGCCTGTCTTTCTTGTTCTAACCGCCCTTCTCTTGACCACTCTTTGAGTCCTGCACTTGCGTCTTCAAGTCCGATATCATCAAGGAATCCCGAAACTGGCCCTTCCCCAAATCCAAACACAGCCCCCTGAGCTTGATCAAAACCCCTCCCAAGGGAATCCCAAAAATCAGGATCAGCGTTGTATTCATCATCCGTGGGGGTATAATCCGACTGCGGAGGTGTCCAATCTCCGTAAGTGTCTTGGGTAAAGTCTGATTGGGCCTCTAAAGGGGTGACCGATACGTAATCATTAACTTCATCCAGAACCTTTTGTTTTTCTGCAGGGTCAAAAATACCCTGCTCCTGTATATACCGTTCTGTTGCTTTTTTACGAGTCTCTAAAGGAGACTTGTTTAAAGATAACCATGTTTCTAATGTCATTACTTACTATCGATATAGTACTTAAGTGAGGCACTTAATTTATTAAACTTATTTTTATTTTTAGGGTCTTTGTAAAATCTAATTAAAGCGGCCTCATTCTTGAATTCAGCTTTCCTTGTGATACCGCCCTTGAGAGGTGTCCCTTTAGTTAATTTAGCTATTTCTTTTTTAGCTTTTTCAACTGCCCTTTTTTGTAATTTTTTAGAGTCTTTTATCTTTTTATTAAATGGTCTTCCTTGTCCTTTTTCAAGTTCAGTAAACCCCTCGTCCTTCAGATCATCTTTTAACTTTTGCTTTTTAAGTCTTCTCTGAGTTTTGGCCCATTTCTGATTATTTACTTTTGTAGCCGCAGACTGGAGTCCATGATCTACCTTAGCAGGGGTCTCCATAATTTTTTGATTTTTGTTTATTGATTTTTTACGTTCTACAGCTAAGAAGCCCTGAACTCGTTCATGGACATTACCCCACATTCCTGTAAGTAGTTTATTTTGTATCTTAGGTAAGGCCCAACCCATGTATGCCTCTTCACTAATCAAATCATCCTCACTTATACCGGGCATTTTTGATAATTGGTCAGCAGTAACTTTACCAGCCTTTATATCTTTCCATGAATAAACACCTTGAGCCGTTAGAAATTCGCCATATGAATCACCATTAGGTAGTGTATTACTCAACATATTTTCAAAAGAATTCCCCTTAGTTGGTGACTTTCTTATATCATTAACTAATTTGGTTACCATATTCACAGAACTGAAATATGGCTTTGAATCCTTCATTCCAAGCTCTGCAAACCATTTTGCTGGTACTTGGGCGTTGTGTTTATCAGTTTGCTTTTTCATCAACCCTTCAAAGTCTACCTCCTGTTTACTTCCTGCTGGTAGAACATTATTCATTTTACCGTGGAAATATTGGGCAGTCTCCCAATCACCATCCTTCACTGCCTGCCTAAATCCTGCAGAATGGGATGTGTATTGCATCTGGTCTGACTTACTTAGGGTACTACTTGACTTATCCATTTTCTGCTTTACTTCTGCAATCCTTAAATCCAGAAGACTTTCTTCTTTGATTTGTTTAGCAGATTGCTTTTGAGCAGTATCCAAATCTTCTTGATCAATAAAGCCCCAATTAAAAAGCATAGCCGCACGGTTACCTTGTGGTACGTGCTGTAGCATCGCCATCTTTTCCTGCCTGTCAAAAGCCTTGTCTAGTGACCTCTTATTAATAACAAATCCCGAACCCTCATAACGCACATAATCCCCTGTTGCTTCCTTAGCCGATATAGCTTCTTCTGATTGTTTCCCTTTCGTATCTTGAACAACTTTTACAACTTCATTTTTTTCATCATCTTTCATATTCTTCATATCTTCTTGTACTTTTCTAGCGGCTCTCTCATCACCTTCAAACTGAGGATATTGATCTGTGATACCTTGGAGTTCAGACCCTTGGTCTTGTGCCTCGTCATCTAAAGTTTCACTGTCTTTTTTCCAATTACCTAGTGGACTCTTCATAGACCTTTCATCCCCCTCTTCCAGCATTTTTGGTCTTGCAGATGCTAAGTCCTTCAATTGTTGATCTTGTTCTGCTATTCTATCTAACCCACTCATCTCCGTATCTTCCTTAGTCTTGCCATACTGTTTTTTATGAAGCCCCGGTAGTATTTCATTTCTCATATGCCCTATTTCGGCACGATCATCCGGGTCTCCCATTCCTAAGAGTTGGTCTTGCCATTTCATTCTTTCCCGCACGTTTTGTCTTTTCCCTTTTACATTGGATATTAGTTCTGAAATTGGAACCCCTTCATCTCCGCTTGAGGGGTCTCTCACAGTCCGTTTATCATATTCCCTATCAATTTGGTCTAATATGACATCGTTCTTGGCGGTTTTTTCCGATGCCTCGTCCTCAGCAAGGTCAGCCCATGTTTCAGAATCTGCCTCATATTTTCTATGTGTTTCAGGGCCAGATGGGTCAATCTTGTCTAATTTAGCCATTAACTCTGATCCTTCATCAGCATCAATGTCGTCCCATGTTTCTGAATCTGCCCTCCTTCGGTCAAAAATGTCCGGGCGAGAAGAAGGTAAATTCTTAATCCTTTCTATTCTTTCTGCTTCCTGAGCTAATCTAGGATCAACCCCACGTTCCATTGCAGATTGATTCTCTCCTGCAATTCTTAATTTATCCCTCCTAACTTTTTGTTTATCCAGTAAACGCCTTTCAACTTCAGCGTTAGACCTCATACCCGGAGTTCCGTATTTATTTAGAAACCCTTGGAAGGCTCCTTCGTCCTTATCTAAAGGATTGACGCTATCCTCTCTCCTGCCACTTTGTCTGAATTGTTTCCTTAATCCTCTTGCATAATTAATACGATCTGTCTCCCTCTCATCGGCCCTTCTTTCTGATTGCTCTTTTAAATAGGCAGGGCTTCTCATCTCCTCCTTCTCATCTAACTCTGAAGACCAAGGTTGTGACGATATATTTCTTTTAACTTCAGCGGCTCTCTCTACACGGTCTGCTCCCTTACTATCGGCAGTAACTTGCTGGTGACTTTCCTTCATCATTGCAACCACCTCAGCACCTGTAGGTTTTCTACCGTTTTCCCTCTCAAACCTCAGTTTTTTCAACTCTATAGAGTTGTTTAGCCTCGTGCCACCCCTTTGTGGCATCTCACCTGTAAATGACTTATATCCTTCATTTCCTATTG